TTGTTTTTACAGCAACGGACCAAGTAGGGTTAGTCTGGATGCACAACCCTGCAGGAGAGGCTAGAACATTTGAAGGAGTAACATTCCCAGAAACATATTTAAAATTTGAGGTACCTTTTGATATTATACTATAATGGCAAATAATGACTTAAACAAAGCAACAACAACGAACTTCACAGACAACGTCCCAGACTTTATCATGGACGCCATGGCACTAGATACAGAGGGGAGCGCAGAGACAACATACTACTTCCAAAACGCAACAAAAGACTTAGGTTATTATGCCAACGACCCCATAGTATTCTCCGCAGCAAACGGTTTGGCAACATGGGCTTTTAAGCAGGGTTGGACTTCGGAGAATCCAAAAACGATAAAAGAGTTTGAACATTTTAGTGGTAGAGGTAACGATACTTTCGCTCAAATAATGTGGAACCATGAGGTAATAAAATTAGTTGTTGGGGACGCCTTCGCTGAAATAGTAAGAAAAGATAATATTATAATAAACCTAATCCCTATCAGTCCGGAGAGAGTTGGTATTGTTTCAGAGAGTGGAAGGATTAAGAGTTATAAAGTTTACAACGGAAAGAAATGGAAAACAATAGCTATAAGGAATATGTATCATACTTCTAATAAAAGAATAGGCGACCAAATTCATGGTACTTCACAAATAACAGCAATAAGAAACTCAATCGACGCAAGACAAGAGGCAGAAGCCGACGAGAGAATCATCAAACATAGAGACAAAGCCATAGGAGTTGTTTATTATAAAACTAATAATGAGGGTAAGATTGCCTATGCTAACACCCAAATACAAAACGCTGTTAAGAATGGAGAGATGGTTGGACTTCCAGAAGACACAGCGAAAATAGAACAGTTTCCGGGTAAGTCTTCAGAGGACCGGCAGAACTGGATACAGTCAAGAGAGAACCACACATACGCATCTCTAGGAGTACCACGAAATATGATTACTGCCGACGGAACGTCAGAGGTAGGTGGTATTAATGGACACTTAGTGTTTGAGGTAACAGGCGGGGCAGAAGCCAGCGACGAGGAAGCAAGTATCTGGAATCAAATGGCAAGAAGAATTAAATTCAATAGACCTCCAAGTTTGGCACCAAACGCACAGGAAAACCAAGAAAAGAACACAGGACAAACTCAAATACAACCACAGGAGGCAACGCCTAGCGTTAATAGATAATGGTAATTCAAAATCCCTTAAACCTACCTCCCCCTGTCCCAGCAGAAGAAGTCTTTAAACCAAAGAAGACTCCAAAACAAAAGTGTGAGGAGAAGGGTGGGACGTGGGACGAGGCAACACAGACATGTAAAATGCCAACATCAGAGAAACCAACAGGAGTAGTAACTTCTAAAAACACATCCCCAGAGGAATATGAAGCATACAGAATAAGTCAAGGATTTACTCCAACAGATACTTCTAAATTTGGACCATTAAGAGATACAGAGACAGGGAGGCTTAGTGGTTTTGAAAGAGAGGGCAAAGCATTCGTAGGAGCTAACTCAGAACAAACAAGAGATGTTTTAGAGGCTGAGGCAAATAGACAAGAGTTAGTAGTTGGAGGACAAGCAGAAACAGTTTTAGGAAATAGAGAACAACAACAAGCAGGACTAGAAGCAGCCGCAGGAGTAAGCCAGACACCACTAGACCCAACATCCGCTACAGAACAGATTAATCTTAATTATGTAAACGCAGCTTTATCAGCAATACCGGGAATATTGCCGGATTTAGTCTCTGGGGCTTTTTATGGTGCGGGTGTTGGTGCGGGTGTTGGTGCAATCGGAGGTGCAGTCGGAGGACCAGGGGGTTCAGCTGCGGGAGCAACGGCGGGAGCAAGTGTTTGGGCAATAAGAGGAGCTGTTTTAGGAGCAGTTAAGGGTTTTTATAGTGGATTTATTAGCGATTTAGAGAGCCAAAGAGGAGCGGCTGTTGAGGCACCAATAAGAACACTAACAGAAACAAAACCATTATTATCAGATATTATAAATGCCCAAAATGCAAACCCAGAAGATAGGGATAAACATAAAGAACAATGGAACATACAGAAACAGCTTATACTGGACGACTACGACAACCTAAAAGAATTAACAGACAGTAGTGTTTCAAGTTTTTTAGGAGAGAATGGTATAAATCAATTGAAAGAGTTTGAGGTTTATTATGCAGGAGAGGCGCAACAGTTAGAGTTTGAGTTCGCCGACGCTCTAGCAAACCCAGACCCTACAAAGATAAGAGCAACCTCAAAAGATATTGAAGCTATGAGATTAAGAATAACAGGAAGTTTATCATAATGGATATTAATATAGATAAAAATATATGGGTAGTAATTATTATTAGTTTTCTTCTATGGTGGTTAATATAATGGAAACGGCGATTGATTTAATAGGTACTTTGGGATTTCCTATATTCGTCTGTTTATGGTTTATGTTGAGGACAGAGAAAGTTATTAATAATAATACAGCAGTGATAAAAGAGGTGTTACGAAAACTTTAAATAGTGTGATACACACTTAAACACATGACAAATGAAGATAATAATAAAACTGAACAAAAGGGAGAAGAGGATAATAAACCTCTTTCTATTGTTGATGAGGCCAAAGCGATCAGGGATGAAATCGTCAAAGCCAAAGAAGAACTCAAAACGGAGAACGACAGGCACGAGAAGAACAAAGCGGAAGACATGTTAGGCGGTACTTCTGGCGGTCATGTTGAGGCAAAAGAACCCCAAGAAATTTCTGATGTTGATTACGCTAACAAAGTAATGGAAGGAGAGATTGGCGATGACAAACAATGATGAAATAGTTAGAGTTTTAAAAATTCTTATTAAGGATGGAATGGATTATGGTTATACTTTGAACCCAAGAACACTAGATATTAATTTATTCAATGGGGAGATTAAAGATGAAAAACAATAAAACTCCAGAAGAAGAAATGGATCTAGTAATTTATAATGACGATCAAAGATGGTGGGTAAACATTGATGAGAATGCCACAGCGTCTATAAAACAATTAGAAGATTCAATAAAACTACAAAAAGAGATACAAATCCTCGCACTTTCTAAGATTGACGAATTATCGGATTAAACGGAACATTTAAATAGTTATTCGGTTAAGCGAATATATGGCAGATGAAGCAGTTATGAGAGTTCGGTTTTCCGACCCAGTAGATTTTACATGTGCAGATGGTACAGCAATTCCTAAAGGTACTTTATTGAAATTAGATGATGCTAGGTTGGCTGTTATTGCAGGTGCTAATGATAATGTTTGTGGTGTATGCGCTAGAGATAAAATTGCCTCAGATGGACGAACACAGGTAGCAGTATTTATGGATGGTATTTTTGACTTTACAGCAACAGGGGCAGGTATTGACGTAGGTACGGCCTTTGCAGCAGGCGCAGCAAACGAAGTAAAGGCAGCAGTAGCAACTGATGTAGGAATGAAGACTGTTGGTTTAGCACTAGAAACAGCATCAGCTAATGAGGTTTTCCAAGGTTTACTAAGACCTGGATGTAATAACACGGCATACGTATAAAATGGTAACTGTAGAAACTAACACAATAAGAGGACTGGACATCGATAAGATGATTAAAGGTTTTGCCTTGACAAATTATATTTTTAAGGGAATGGTAAACAATTCTACTACTTCTGGAGATTCTGTTAGATGGTATCAAGAGACAGCAGCAGACTTAACTTTAACATCTCCATCTTTTTTAGAGACTTCTCCTTTGTCTCAATTTGAACAGGCAGAAGTAGACTGGACTCGAAACACAGCCTACCCAAAGAAGTATGCTATTGAAGGCACTATTTCTCGAGAAGATATTAAGAGTGCGGATATTGATGTTTTGGCACGAACTATTCTACGATTAACTAGGGCAGTAGTTAAGAAAGTAGACTCTGTTATTTATAATGTAATGAGTGAAGACCAAACTCCTGCTACTATTGGAACTGCAGCGGCTACTGGTACAGGTTGGGATGATTTGACAAACGGTAATCCTATACTAGATATTATGGCAGGACTACAGGCAATCGCAGAGAATGATTATGATACGTCTGGTTGTATTGTTGCTATGGATCCGAAAAATTATAAAGATTTATTGAATTATGTGATTACTGTTAAAGGTTCTTCTATTCCTGCCTTCGCAAGTTCTACAGTACAGACTGGTGTAGTAGGTACTCTTGTAGGTTGTAAATTGGTTGTTTCTAATAATGTTGTAGCTGATTCTGTATGGATGGGACTTCCTAAGACTGCGGTAACATGGAAATCTTTTGAAGGTTTACACTCCGAGACAGAGAACATCATGGGTAAAGGAACTAAAATTGCGGTATGGGAAAACGGTGTCGCTATTCTAACAGACCCTAAGGCAGCGTATCTTATTACTGATACAAATACATAATGGGAAGAAATGTTATCGACTCTCCTACTTCTAAATTTACTGTTACTAATTGGACTGAAGACTTAACTTTATCTGGTACTGAATCAACAGCGGCAAATATTGCAGCTACACTGGCAACAGTTATTAAAGAACTACAAGACCAGGGTATACTAAACGGGAGCACATCAGCATAATGACAAAAGAAAATTCTAGGAGATTGTACGACCATTACGTAGAGATTGGTTATGACAAGGCGGCGGAAGATTTATTAAGAAAGTACCCCATGTTTAAAGATGACAAACCTAAAGCCGAACCAAAGGAAGTTCAAGGCGGAGATGATAAAGGGACAGCTGATAGTAAAAGCAATCCCCGAAAGAAAAAGTAACGGAGATTTGATTATGCACGTACCTTCTTTATCATTAATAAAACAATTACAAGGAGAATATAAAGAATAATGGCAAGTGGAATATACAACAGATGGAAAGCAAACCTCATGAATAAAGAGGTAGACCTAGAAGGAGATACAATTTACGTTTCATTATACGACAATTCACATTCATTCACAGCGACGGACACAACCTATACAACTACAAACGAACTGGCTACGGCCGGCAACTATACACAGGGAGGCTCCGCTTTGGCAGGTAAGGCAGTAACAGAGGCGGCAACAACTAAGTGGGATGGTACAGATATTGCATGGGCTAATGGTACATTCACAGTATATCACGCAGTCCTATGGGATTCTACAGCAGCCAATTCTTTAATATGTTCTATCGACTTTGGAGGAGCGCAAACGGTAGCGGCCGCAACCTTTACTATTCAGTGGGACGCAGCCGGTATTATTACGTTAGCTTAAATGGCTTTAACAACAACAAACCTAGTATCTTATTGGAAGTTAGATGATAATGAAGCGAACACAGATATACTAGACGCCCACTCTACTTATGACGGAACACTAGGGGCAGATACAAACACAAAAGATGAAACTGGTAAAATAGGAACGGCTTTAAATTTTTCTTCTGTTCATGCAAATATGGGAGCTAGTGACGGATTAGCTAGTAGTGACTTTTCAATCTCTTTCTGGGTAAATATTTCTTCTGTTTCTGGCTCTAATAGATATTATCTAACACAGGGTAATTCTG